TGTTTTTGATAAAAACAGAGGAGATTTCCCACTTTATGTACATGAGGTTTATCCTAAATTCTTAAAAGAATCATTTGAAAGAGGATTAGTTAGAGGATTAAGTCTAACTGAAGTTTATGAAAGTGATAATGAAAATTTTATAAAATCTTGGGATACAACATTATCACCAACTGTGGTTTCTGAAGTACGTGGTGGTAAAGTTTCTGATTTATTTGATGTTATTACAATATCAGATGGAGAGGCAGCAAACTTTCAAGTAAAATTAATGATTCAAAACATTAATATTGAGACGGGTGAATTTGACATTTTGGTTCGTGATTTTAACGATACTGACGACAATCAAGTTGTACTTGAGAAATATTCAAGATGTTCGATGAATCCTGATTTACCGGGTTATGTTGCGAGAAAAGTTGGTACATCAGATGGTGAATATGAGTTACGTTCAAAGTATATCATGTTATCTATGAATAGTAGTCACCCAACAGACGCGTTTCCTGCTGGTTTTAAAGGATTTAAAACAAATTCAAATTTTGGTTCGGGTGCTCAATTAGGTGATTTAATATACAAAACTGATTACTATGATGCAGGTGATGTTATTACATACGATGCTGATGGTTCTGAAAATGTAGAAGGTGGAGATAAAATAAGAAAAGTTTCTTTAGGTCTTTCTTCTAAGATTGGTTTTGATAGAGATTTACTTAAAAATAAAGGATTAGGTGCGAACGGTGTAACACACGGTTTTCACTTATCAATAAATGCCTCTACAATAACAGGGGCAACCAATTCAGGTTTTGAATTTAAAACAACCCCTTACGATTTAGAGGGTCAATTAGGTACTGGAAATAAACTTACAATATTAGCAAATCGTAAATTTACATTTGCAGTTTGTGGTGGTTTTGATGGTTGGGATATCTACAGAAACGTAAGAACTTATGGAGATGGTTTCATATTTGGTAAATCGACTTATACAAGTAACGATTTAGACCACGGAGGAGTATTTAACGCCGACGTTGCAAATTCTGACTATTATGCTTATTTAGAAGGAATTGAAACATTTGCTAACCCTGAAGCTGTTGATATTAACGTATTTGCAACTCCGGGTATTGACTTTTTGAATCACAGTTCATTAGTTAATCAAGCAATTGATATGGTTGAAAATGAAAGAGCCGATTCGTTATATATTATGAACGCTCCGGGTCCTGAATTTATTACATCGGCAGATGATATTTCTGAAGAAGTTGATAACTTAGGATTAGATTCTAACTATTCAGCAACATATTGGCCTTGGATTCAAGTAAGAGATACCGATAATGCTACACAACTTTACATTCCACCAACTGCGGAGGTTGTAAGAAACATTGCTTTGACGGACAATGTATCATATCCTTGGTTCGCGGTAGCAGGTTATTCAAGAGGTATTGTTAACTCAATCAAAGCGTTTAAGAAATTAACACTTGATGAAAGAGATAACCTATACAAAAACAGAATAAACCCAATCGCAACATTCTCTGATACAGGTACAATTATTTGGGGTAATAAAACTTTACAGGTTAGAGAATCGGCACTTGATAGAATCAACGTAAGAAGATTACTTTTAAGGGCAAGGAAATTAATTTCTGCTGTTGCGGTTAGATTGTTATTTGAACAAAATGACGAACAGGTTAGAAATGAGTTTTTAAGATTGGTAAACCCAATTTTGGAATCAATTAAGAAAGAAAGAGGTCTTTATGAGTTCCGTGTATCAGTATCTAACGATCCTGAGGACATTGATGCTAATACATTGAGAGGTAAGATTTATATCAAACCGACTCGTTCTCTTGAATTTATTGATGTAGAATTTATCATTACTCCAACAGGAGCTTCATTTGAAAATATCTAATCTAAAAGGAGATATAAAATAGATAAGGGTTCCCGTTGTGGAACCCTTTCTTATTTCTTAGATGTTCCACGTGGAAACATATTTTATAATTTTTATACAATTATACCAAATCCAGTATACTAGAACTAGTTAAACTAGTATTTATATTTAATGATAGATAATTAGAGAAATTTTATACTGGAACTGGTAATACTGGGGCTTGTAAAAAACTACGAAAAATTATTGATAAAAACAACTATTTCTGATATATAATCTTAAAAAAAATTATTTCCATTTGAGGTATATTTATTAGAAAGTAAAAATAACTAAAAACTTAACAAATACAAAATGGCAGATTTATTAATGAAAATGCCGGTTCCATACGAACCGAAAAGAGTAAACCGATTTATCGTTAGATTCCCATCATCTTTGGGTATCAATGAATGGTATGTAACATCGGCAGCTAGACCTTCAGCAAAAATTAACTCAGTTGCAATTCCTTTCTTGAACACCTCAACATATGTTGCCGGTAGATTTGAGTGGAATGAAATCAGAATGACATTTAAAGACCCAATTGGTCCTTCGGCGTCTCAAGCTTTAATGGAGTGGTTCCGTTTACACGCGGAATCAGTTACAGGTAGAATGGGTTATGCTGCTGGATATAAAAAAGATATTGAATTAGAAATGCTTGACCCAACGGGTGTTGTAGTTGAAAAATGGATTATTCAAGGAGCGTTTATTACTGACTTGAACTTCAATGAATTAGACTACTCAAGAGATGATTTAGCTTCTATCACATGTTCTTTAAGAATGGATAGATGTATTCAAGTTTACTAATCTTATAATAAAAATAATCTGCTTATATTGGAGTGTTGTTTCGACGACACTCCTTTATTTTTTATATAAACTTTACTTTGGTATAGTTATTAGTTAAATTATACCTATGGAAGAATTTAGAATAGACCCAACAATTGCATACGACGTGGTTGAATTACCAAGTAAAGGAATTCATTACCAAAATAAAAAGAAATCATTACGAGTGGCATATCTTACCGCCGCCGATGAGAATATCTTATCATCACCAAATTTAGTGGCAACTAATACGGTTGTTGATGAATTATTAAAAAGAAAAATATTAGATAAGGACATTAATGTCGATGATATTGTTGATGAGGATAGACAAGCTATTCTTATATTCTTAAGAAATACTGCGTTTGGTTCTGAGTATAAAATCACAGCAAATGACCCGAAAACGGGAGAATCATTTACATTTGAAATAGACCTATCAACATTAAAAATTAAAGATTTTAATTTACCTGAAGATTCAAACGGGGAATATACTTATTTCATGGAAAAATCGAAGGTAGAGGTTACTTTTAAATTCTTAACACAAAAACAAGAAAACGATTTAGAACAAATTAAAGTTAGTTGGAACGGTATTGGTGTTGCCCCCGTCGTTACAAAGAGACTTGAAATGATGATTAAATCAGTACAGGGTAATAAAGACCCAATGAATATTAGAAATTTTATTGAGACATTACCCATTAAAGACTCACAAGATTTTCAAAAATTTGTAAGAGATAACAAACCCGGATTAGATTTAGTCCAAACAACAACTACCCCGTCAGGAGACACAATCCAAGTTAATATCGGATTCGGGGTTGAGTTTTTTCGCCCTTTCTATGGAATATAGGAAAACTCAGCTCGATGAGTTTTTATATTTAATTAAAAAAGGTTTCAATTATAGTGAATTACTCACTATGCCAATTTATTTAAGAAGATATTATGTCAACTACATAATTGAAATAGAAAATAAACAATAATCTATTTATAGTTATGGGAGATATATTAGGTGCACTTAAAAGTGGTAACCTTGAAGAATTACAGAAAATCAAAGACCAAAGAGGTGAGTCCGATTTTAAACGTGATGTGAATAGTGCATTAAAATCACTAAGTAGTAGTTCTGCTTCTAATCAAAGATCCTCATCTATTTCGACAGGTGCGGGAATTACAGGTTCCATCGCGGGTGCATTAAACAGTTCAATTGCTGCCTTTAGTTCAGAACAAACATCTCAGTTTTCACAATCCGAAATAGTTGGTATCGGTAATTTATTGGACATTGTACAAAAAAACGGCCTTAGTGTAAAAACAATTTTTAGTGCAATAGGTGCGGTAGGAGATCAAATTTTAAATCAATTGGCTAGAGAATCACAGCTTAGAACTGATATTAATGAAAGTATCGGTATTGCTGGAGATTTATCCAAAACGTTAAGAGACGACATTGTTGATTCAACAGCGGCAGGAATTAGATTCGGTTATGGTATGAATAACGTGAGAGACATGATTAGAAAAATCATGGAAGAATCTGGTAGATTTAATCTAGTATCACAAAAAACAATTGAAAGTACGTTCGCAACATCAAGAGCATTTATTGGTGACTTAAGAGATATGGGTGAAGCTATCTCACAATTTGAAAAAATTGGTGTCGGAGCGAGTTCTGCTACCGTCGCTATTGAAAAGGCGGGAAAGGGTTCACTAGAATTAGGACTTTCAGGTAAAAAAACAACACAAGATTTAAGAACTAATATTGAAAAATTAAATGAGTTTGGTTTTAAAAACGGTATACAAGGATTGGCTGAAATGTCAAGAAAGGCAACTGAATTTAGAATCAGTATGGGTGAGGCATTTAAGATTGCTGAAAATGTTATGGACCCTGATAAAGCAATTGAATTATCAGCGAACTTACAAGTATTAGGTGGAGCAATCGGTGATTTCAATGACCCACTTAAGTTAATGTACATGGCAACAAATAATGTTGAAGGTTTACAAGACGCATTGATTGAGGCTGCTGGTAGTTTAGCAACATATAATAGTGAACAAGGTAGGTTTGAAATTTCAGGAGTTAATTTAAGAAGAGCTAGAGAAATGGCGAAAACTCTTGGTATTGATTATAAAGAATTGACAAGAACCGCAATCGCGTCTCAAGAAAGACTTGCGGCAAGTACCGCGTTAATGGGTAAAGGTTTAAATTTAAAACCTGAAGATCAAGAATTTTTAACCAATCTATCAAGAATGGATGGTGGTAAAATGATTATTGATGTACCAGAAAGTTTACAGAAAAAATTGGGTATAACAGAACAAAGTAAAGCAATTGAAGACTTATCTCAAGTACAAATTGATGCGTTATTACAAAATAGAGAACAGTTTCAAAAAATGAGTGTAGAAGACATTGCTCGAGACCAATTAGATAATGTGGAAAACATTAGAAGAGATGTTGCTGCAATGGTACAAATGCAGTTAAGAAACATGACTAGAATTGGTAGAGATGGTATTAATGGTAGTGGAGGTATCGATAATATCACAAAATTAGCGTTAGATAAAGTCACTGATTTTACCAATAAAACATTTAAAGAAAATCCGGATTTAATTAAATCAGGAATTGAGGGTGCTCAAAATATGGTTGAAAATTTTTTAAATAATAATCCATTAATTAGTGCGGCGGCAGATTATTTAGGTGATAAAGGAAAACAACTTAAAGAAACTCTTTTTGAACAAGTTAAAAAATATTTTGGAGGAGAATCAACAACCACACAAACTCAAACACCACCACCATCAACAACAACAAAAAATGTTAATTTAAACGTTACGGTACCCAATATAGGTGATCAACTAACAAATGAAATAATGAGAAGTCAACAGACTTGGAGAGATGTATTAGGAAAATCCGACGCAAAAGACTACTTAACTCTTTAATATTTCTCGTTCATACCTATTTATAGATAAAAGAAAATAATGCCAAGTTACTTAGATTTTGATTCCACAAAAAAGTTCAGAGATTTTATCTTAGGTAAGACCTTAAATCAACCTAACATACCTGACATATATCAAAATGTAACTATACAACCGAATCTTGACCCAGGTGATGTTGATGACAATAGAAGAGATACGTTATTAAGGGTACAAAATAATAACACATTTAGTCCACTTGATTATATTATAAGGGAAAATTTGGACATTTTACCAATATCAAGAAACTTAGGACTTTATCCATATTTCCCAACCAATTCTCCAAATTATAATTTAATTGGAATAATGGGTTCATCATCATATGATACTGAATCTGAATTATTTAAATTTGCGGCAAACACTATTAAAAACGATAGACAGGGACCTGTTTTATCAAGAGTACAGAGAAATTTAGAAACTGCAACTACAGGTAGAATTAGATTACTTGATGCGTTAGATGGGAATACCGCTACTTTATCAAATATATTAACAGGTAAAGAACCATTAGTTGAATCTAATAACAGAATTACCGTAGCAAAAACATTACCCGGAAAGGCGATTGATTTTTTACAAACCTTAAGTGGTACACAATTACCATTTAGTGAAATTCCTGGTGATTATTTAACAAACCCATTAAACCCAACACCTAATTTTAGACCTGAAGCAAAAACTGCAGTAGGTGGATTAATACAAGATATTACAGGTGCAATTGGTTCATTAATTGGTATACAAAGAAGACCTAAACCATCAAGAAAACCTTCAGATTTATTCATTGAATATATGGGTGAAGGTCAAAAACAAAGATTATTTGATGGTTTAACATTTAATACATACGCACCAAACTACACAACAACTGCGAGATCACAAAACAGTAGTAAAATTTTTAGTTTTATAGATAAAATTGCTCAGGGTGTAAAAAATATATTAGGAACCGAAGCTCCGGCAGGTAAGGCATACATTGGTGACGATAGAGGTAATGACGTTAAAAGAGCGATGAGTGACTTTAACGATAGACCTGTTAAAAGTCCATATTACTTAAGTGTAATGTTTGATGATGTTGCTGCTAACCTATTCAATAACCCAACCAAAACAAGACCAATTTCACAAGGAGGTAGTATTGGTGGTAACTTAACATGGTATAGTTCTAATTCCCAAAATAAATTAGGTAAGGATAATAATGAATGGGAATCTGAAAGGTCAAAATTAGAAGAAAGTTTATCAACAAAATATGGTTTTAGGGAAGACTCTATTTTAGGATTAACTCAAGAGATTTTAAATTCGATGCCAAAAGATGGTTCAAGATTTGACCACATTGGTAATGTTATAGACCAAACAAGTAGAGCATTTAAAGACGGTAATATACAAATTTCAAGAGGTTCTGCGGTAAAGTACCTTGATGGTAAGGGAGAAGATGCTGGTGTTGAATACTGTAGAGTATGGACCAAGGATAGGTCATATATGAACTATGGTGACATAATGCCGTTACATGGTGAACCACTTGATAGAAAGTTCTATCAGAGGTCAACAAGACCGTATAGAAGAACTAATATAAGAAAGTTCGATGCGAGTGTTATGTCCGACACATGGAACCTTAATATAGGACCAATGTCAAATGGTAATAAAGATTTTGCAGGATCAACTAATATTGTTGATGGTTATCCGTTTGGAAGAGATAAAGATGGAAAAGGGTTTTATGCGAAAAAATACATGTTTTCAATTGAAAACTTAGCGTGGAAATCATCTACATTACAAGGATTTACGGTATTGGATTTACCATACTGTGAGAGAGGACCAAATGGTGGTAGAGTTATGTGGTTCCCACCATATGATTTAAAGGTTTCAGAACAAAATAACGCGAGATGGGAATCTAATACATTTTTAGGTAGACCCGAACCAATTTATACATATCAAAATACGGAAAGAAGTGGACAGGTTTCCTTTAAAGTAGTTGTGGATCACCCAAGTATATTGAACTTGTTAACAAGAGAACATTTTAAAGGAATGTCGGATGAGGCGGCGGATGATTATATTAATTCATTTTTTGCGGGTTGTAAAGACATTGACTTTTACAGTTTAATAAGAACATATACAACACTTGACGGAAGTGATGTTGATTTAATAAAACAATATTTGGATGAAGGTGGACCAATTAATGAAATACCTCAATTTAAATTGGAGGTTCCACCAACAGAAACAACAGCACCTGGTGGAGAAGACCCTGCAAAACCTGCTCAGTCAAAACCAATTAAATTAGATATTAATTTAAAATTCCCAAATGATTTTCCAAAGGGTAATGATTATATTTCAGGACAATCATATAAAACATTTTATGATTCATTAATAAGTGCCAAAGAAACATCTAAAACAAATTTAGGTAATGACATTACGGTTGTATTCAATTCAGGTAATCCAAACGCAAAAGGTAAAAAAGACTTAGAACTATTAGGTTATAAAAACTTAACATCAGGTGATTTACCGGGTGCAATAACAAAACAACAATCAATTCTTGAAGAATCTTATAGTAAGTTAACAACTGGTTACACAGATTTTAATACTAAACTTGATACACTTAAACTTGATATATCAGGTAAAACTGTTGAGGATGTAAAAATTACAATTCTTTCATCAACATCGGCGGTTGCCGATAATAACTATAACTTTAAGTTATCATTAAGAAGAACACACGCAATATTACAAGAAATAATTTCTAAAATATCGAATGATGTAACAATTGGTAAAGCGTCGTTA